GGAACTCCTAATACTAATAGCATTCTTGATCTTTGGCATCCAGTCCATCTAATAGATGACGGACAACATTTAGGTTCACGATTTTATTCATATCGTAACCAAGTTTGTACGCCACAATTCAATGGCTTTGCTAATGTATGGACAGACAAACCCGGCATCGAAGAAGTAATAGCTAACCAATTAAAAGACATTACAATCCGACACGCGCTAGAAGATTGTATTGATTTACCTGACAATATAGTCCGAACTGTATATACAACACTTTCCCCGCAAGTAACTAAAATGTACAAAACACTTGCTGAAGAGTCAGTATTGTATACAAAACAAGGGACTATCAATGCAGTCAATGCGGGTGCTCGAGTCAAAAAACTATTACAACTTGTTAGTGGTGGTGTATATGACGAAAATGGTCTTACTCAATATTTTCATCAAGATAGATACGAACTTGTTATGGACCTAGTTGATGTACGTGCACACTCACTTGTAGCTTTTAATTGGAAACATGAACGCAATGCACTTATAGAACTTGCAGAAAAACGTGGTTATACATACGAAGTGATCGACGGTTCTGTACCTGCACAAAGACGGCCTGAAATTGTACAACGCTTTCAAGCCGGGCAAATCAAAGTATTGTTTGCACATCCCCAGTCAGCAGGTCATGGTCTTACACTTACTAAAGCTAATACAATTATCTGGTGCTCACCTACGTACAATGCTGAGCATTTTCAACAGTTCAATAGACGTATACATCGTTCTGGTCAAACTCAAAAGACTGAAACAATACTTATTTCAGCTAGAGATACATGGGAATCAGAGGTATATAACAAACTAAACGGTAAACTAAATCGTATGGAAAGTTTACTTAACGTGCTTACAGAATTACATAAGGTATAATATGGAAATGTCAGATGCAAAAAAGACTTTACAATTAGGACAACTCCCTAAAAAAGAATTACGTGAATTAACTAAAACAGATAATACTGTATTAGCTACAGCTTTAATATATTCAATATCTGAACTTATTGTGTCTAGCTATTTAGATGAAAATATAGAACCAGATATTAAAGAGATTGTAAAAGAAGCAGCACAATTTGCTGTTGAACTTACTAAAGGAGTCAATATTGTATACGATGATTTACATATTGATCTAACAGAAAACCAAATCATACACTAGGAGGTGTTATGGAAACTCAACCAAAAGTCACACTTGATGACAAAATGAACATGCTTACAAACACACGTGCAAAGCTTAAGGGCCTTCTCGAACAAGAGAAAGAACTAAAGCAAGTACAGAATGCTTTGGAAGCAGAAATCGCTGCCGATATGGAAAGTCAAGGACTTACTCAGACCGGTAACGATGCATGTACTATTTCTCTTAAAACAGAAACAGTACCAACTGTAGAAGACTGGGACGCTCTACACCAACATATAACTGACACAGGTCGGTTTGAGTTGTTGCAGAAACGTATGTCAGCTACAGCTTATAGGGAACTTATCGCTATGGAACCTTCGGTTCCCGGCGTACGTTCCACGGAGCTTACTAAGGTTAATTTCCGTAGTAAGTAATTTAAACAAGAAAAATGAAAGGTGAACAATGAGCGAAACAGCTATATCACTTGTTTCTAACAACGTGCCAGCGCATGTTAAAGAAGCATCAGGGCTTGGTAATGAGAATATCACTGCTGAGCATTTACAAACCCCCAGAGTAAAGTTACTCCAACAAATGAACAGTGAAGTGGATTCTAATCACGACGCGTACATTGAAGGTGCTAAACCGGGTCACTTTATAAATAGCATTGATAGCACAAACTACGGTACAGAGCTGTATGTTATTAATGTACATTTTAAAGAAGACTTTGTACTTTGGAAAAAAAGAGACGCAGGAGGAGGGTTAATTGGGACTTATGCTAGTCAACAAGCAGCCCTTGACCACCTCGCAAAAGAAGGATTGAAAGCTGAAGATCATGAGATTATGCAGACTCAATCACATCTATTACTTCGTAAAGATCCAGAAACAGGTGAGTTAGATAAAACTCCGTTTCTTATGGACTTTGCTTCGTCTAAACTAAGAGTTTCACGAGAATGGAACACTCAGATTGGACAGCTAGGAGGCGATAGATTTAGTGCGTTGTGGAAACTAAGTTCTCTACAAACACAAAATAGAGCTGCACAAAAGTTTTATAACTTAAATGCAGAAAACCAAGGTTGGGTAACCGAAGAAGATTATGAGTATGCCAAGGAGGTATACACTAAACTTAACTTAGGTCCAACCAACTCCTAAAAGTGATGTACATACGGCGACAAGATGCGTCGTCGTATGTGCTACAATACATTACATCCGGCCAAGATCTGGAGTAATGTATGCAAGAAAGCAACTTTATAAAAAAAGTTCATTCTAACCTTCCCGCCAATATATACAAATGGAAAATCAACGACCCTTATCATGGGGGTGTGCCAGATTGTTTCTACTCAGGCTATAACGGCCTTTGTTTTGTAGAGTATAAATACAAACGAGAACTCCCTAAGAAACCTAATACCAAAATCAATTTTAATTTATCTAAGCAACAAGAACTTTGGCTTACAGACCGAAGAAACGAAGGTGTGCCGGCATTTGTAGCACTTGGCGTAGGTAATTTAGTAATTTTTACTCAAGAATTTGACCAAGTTAATAAATATACAAAACAGAAATTTGAAGAAGAAGCAATAACTTTTGAAGAATTTATAGGTAAATTAAGAAATTTATGTGTAAAATAGCACTCATGAGTGGTAAAAACCTCTCTAGTTTAACAGGAGAGTGTAATAGCTTAGCTGACTCACCTTGTATTGGGTGGTGTACAGTACGCCAGTTTGGGGACAAAAGGTGTAAAGGTTGTGGACGATACGACTTTGAAGCCGATTCAACCTTCTGGTTTAATGCGCCAGAACTGATAAGAAAACTTATCAATCTGCGTAATGCTGCTGCGGGTTACTCAATAAAACAACTACGCGGTAACGCCCGTCCTGTGCCTAAAGCTGTTGCAAACAGACCTTCAAAAGAAGACCCCTCAACACAATACTAATGCCTAGAAACTACAAACAAGAATACGCTCGTTATCAAGGAACGCCTGAACAAAAGAAAAGGCGTGCTATGCGTAACAAAGCAAGGCGTGCTGCGCTACGTAGTGGTAGAGTTTCAAAAGGTAGTGAGTTTGATATACACCACAGAGATGGAAATCCAATGAACAATAGGCCTGAAAACCTATTCGTTTCCCATAGAAGTCAAAATAGATCTTTTAAAAGAGATAAAAACGCAAAAAAAGTTTAGTAACCTTTTCTTTTCATTCTCATAGGCTTGGCTTTTTTAGTCATGCCTTTTTTCTTTTTTGTAGCTTTCTTTTTACCGTACATTAGTACTCCGCTTTAGTGTTTTTAAATTTACGATGTGAATTGGTGTCAACAAATATAGATTGTTTTTCACCGGGTACAGAGCCGTCGTGATTCGGAACTGTAGAATACTTATTGTCACAAATATCTTTGTAAGTATGTGGTTCTTTATGATTTAAAGGTTTATTTATCATATCTCTATTTTACACAAATACAGGATCTAGATCCATGTGTTTGTAATACATTAACATTTCCAACGTCTACGTGCCTGTCTTAACCTAGAGTTAGGATTCTTCGCAGCTTTTGGAAACTTCTTCATTTGTCCTGCAGAACGTGCACAAAATGATTTACGCCTTTTTGCAGCCTTACTACCTTTCTTTACTTTACCAGTAACAGCAGTCTTTAACTTAGAGCCAGGATTTTTTCTTCTATAAGCAGCAACACCAGCTCGAGTCATACCTGCTCCAGACTTTGTAGGTCTAAAGTTTTTCTTGTTCCTAGCAGGCATTTTACTTTTTCTTCTTTGTGGCACGTCTTTTCCTTTTTACTATAGTTTTTACATTTGTGGGTTTACCACCCGGATTACCTGCTCTACGTTTACGTGTTACAGCACTACGTCTTTGAGCAGCTGTCATACTACGGGCCTTAGACCGTGGTACGCATTTCGGGTACTTTCGTTTACCACCCTTTGCTGACTTACGCCCGCAAGCTTGGTATTTACCCTTCTTCTTAGGTGCACCAATGTCCACCCAATCACCTTTTTTACCTTTACCAAACCAAGCTGTCAAGCCTCCTTTGGGTTTCGTGTTAGCCATTACCTATAACCGCCACCGCGTTTCTTGTACGTACGTACTAACCAACCGTTAGCATAGGCACTAGGATATACTTTAAATTTACGTTTAGCTTCAGCTTTTACTCTAGAGTATAAAGCTGGATTAGTTGGCTTAGCACCACTTTTTTTCTTAGTTGTCTTTCTTTTCTTTGCTGGCATTATGCACCTACCTGTTTTTGCGCCTTCTTGTGCGCTTGTCTAAAGGTATCACCCATAAGCATTCTACGTTTCATAAATTTTAAGTGTTTTGCAGTATGATGCTTAGAATGACGCTTCATTGCTCCTTCTTGACGCTTAGTAAGTTTCTCCTTCTTAAGCTTCATTGAAGGTTTCTTTCTAGTTCTAGGCATTATTTTACAACACCTCTACCTTTTAAAATATCAGCCATAGTAATTTGACCATCCTTATTTAAATCCGGAAAGTCGTTAGCACTATTACCACTACCTCTAGGTTCAAGTCTTTTTTCTTGGGTTTTCATGTCCCCAATATTACCTTCACCTTTGTCTTTCATTCTTCTAGTTGCACTCATATTTACCTCACTTAAAAGTTTATTTTACCTCATTATTGTCATCTTTCAAAAAAGACCTAAGTTTTTGTGCTTTCTCCTCAGCTGTATCAGCATGTAGTTCAGAGTCTACAATCTTCTCTAACTTTAATGCATCAATCTTTTGATTTGATATATAACGCCACGTGTAACCGTCATCGTTGTACACCCCAAATACTGTTTGTGAAAACCCTACTTTTATAATAAGTGCGGTATCACCATCTAAAATTACTTTATCCCCTTCTTTGAATGACGACGTCAAACGAAAAGTAGCGCCTTTTACAAAGCCTACTGCCCAATCTTTTACAGCTAAACCAACTAGTAAAGTTAGTACAAACCCTATAAATTCAATATAAAAATCGTTTAACGTAATCTCAAACATAGTCATATCATACATTTAATCAGGGGCTACAGGCCAATCACATTCTCCTGTTACTTCATTATACGTTGTAGGTAAATCCCTTAATTTCTGCCTAAAAGTAGCCCATTCTGCTTTCTTTTCATCCGATAACGGGCTATCTGAAGACTGAGTCCAATCTGTTCTGCTTAATACATAATCTCTACCAGCCCTAAGATTAGCTAATGGATCGTTAACAGGGTTGTCATCTCTACGACTATCGTATGAATACATTTTCATGTTGTTAATCCTTGTACTGTATATTGCATTTCTTCTATAAATTGAGTATTCGATGTGACCCCAATCATACCAACTCCAGTATGTATTATATACTCTTGTTGTTCACGTAACTCTACAACAGTCTCAACGTTCATAGGTAAAAAAGCTGCCGCAGCTTGTCCTCCGCCTGCAACAATTCTTCGGCTTATTTGAAACTCACCCTCATTTGGCTGTAAGTTAGTGCCGCTAACGGTATTGTAAACTCCGGGATGGCCGCTGTGCGTTGGACCACTAAGGGGGCCAGATAGCAATAGTACATGTACAACAACTATATCTATAGGAGTTGTTGAACTGACGCTGCCGGATTTATCACCACTAAACCTTATTAAATAAGGTTTCTTACCACCCCTTGTATGCACCGGAGTCTTAAAGGAAAAAGAAGAAGTTAAGTTAGAAAACAATTGATATTTACCACCAGTATTGGGATGGCTGCCCACCATATGATTATTAGGGTACCCAAAACCACCCGAAGTACTGAATAAAAAATTAAAACTAGTTAAGCCAGCATGTTGAGCATCGCCAACATTAGTACTAGAGTTAAAGTCACTTGCGAAAATAACTCCTGTTTTACTAAACTTTTTAGAGGTGTTTTCTTCTCCTACTTGATCAGTAATCAATTGGTTTGGTGAAATAAGCTTAACAGTAGGGTCTCCAGCTGTAATACTAAAATCATTTACTGTAGAAGCACTAGATACAATACCACTCTCTTCTAAATCTCTAAGAGTAAGATTACGGTCTTTTGGATTCCCAACATCACCTGCTTTCATCTTCAAATGGGTGTCCACTTGTTTAAGATAATTTCTTAGTTGTGGGTCTAAGTTAGTTGGTAAAGGTGGTAGAGAAGGTGCTTTACTGCCAGATGTAGCCATTATAAAGCCCTCAATTCAGCCATAGATTCTGCTAAACAGATTTCGTATACCTCGTTATGAGTAACAACCGTTACACTGTATTCTTTAAATAGCCCTTGAGGTAATCGTAAAATAGGTTCTGCAATGACCGAAGTAGTAAAAGCCTGTGGGTTATTGGTATTACCAATACTAGACGTCCCTGAAACTTGAAGTTGCCCACTACCATTTTTTACGATTGTAGCGCTTAATATCTGAAAAGCGTCTGATATTGTATGTCCACTATTAACTACATTCGAAGCCTCTCTACCAAATACATTTATTTTTACTCCGCCATGATCGTAGGTATTACACAATACTTTTACAAAAGCCATACTAGTTGGCTTTTCTAAAACAATTTCTTTAGATTGCCATAAGACCTCTCTTTTTGTTTCGTCAGGGTCATATAGAGCTAAAATATTTTGTCCACCTTGTGTGGCACGCCAAGTGTCATTGAATGTATCAAATTCTTCTACTTGGCAGTTTGTGCTTGTAGTATTACTACCACCTACATTTTGTCCACCTTTTACAACAGATAATCGATTAGTATCTGGGTCAGTAAAAAAACCTCTAAAATTTCTTCGAGTGCTATCAAGGTCACTTACTACATTGTCTATTATAGTAAAGCTATTTAAACCAGCTCCAATCTCAAGTGAAAAACATTGAGAGTTGTTTGTATTACGATTACTACCGTCTGAAGCCATTTTTCCAATATATTTATTTTCGTGCCTAGCTCCTGCTCTAGCCATATAGCCGCCGGTGCCTGTAGTGTTCCATAGCTTTCCATTAATTAATTCTTCAGTAACATTTGTAACTTGTCCATTTTCAACTCCTATTAGTCCATCCGGTCCTGAATATAAACAATAACCCCCCATATCTACTAAACTTTTTTTATGTAATAAAGGTTCGGCTGCCTCTAGTTTTTGAATAGACATCGCCTGTGGGTCTGTACCTGCTGCTATATAGTTTGTACCTTTTGTACCTATAAATAACACATTACCCGCCATGGATATACCTACGATCTCATCTTCAAGTGTTACACGATACGCAATAGGCCAAGCATGCGGTAAAAATGGTTCAGAGAAACAAAGTCGTTTACCACTAAAACCAGCAAAAATACCATTACCAACAGCAGTTAGCCCCTGCATTTGCCCGTTTGGATATAAACTTGAATCATCATCTGGCGGAGCTACCCAAAAAGTAGATGGTATTACTTCCCCTAATTGGTCATTATTTTTAGAATCTGTATAACCATTATCAGACATTGATATCTCTGCTACAAATTGAAAATCAGTAGTATTAGAACCCGTATTAGAACGATAAATACGTTTAGTCCCAAAAAAACTAAATGCAAGAGTTGCAGAAGCTGAAGTTGCAGTCGAGGTAGCATTTGTTGAAGGATTTGAAGTAACTGTAAAAGTTGTACTATTAGGTACTGTTGCTATGTTAAAAGTTGAATTTATAGCATCTGCAGGAATACCACCAGTAGCAGCAAAACCATCTAATGCCACAGCATTCCCAACACTAAAAGTACTGGAGCCATCATGAGTGACTGTCAAAGTTGGGCTTCCACTAGCCGTAGTAACCGTAGCATTTATTTTTACTCTTGTACCATAACTAGTATTTGTTTTGCTTGGAACCGCTCCTAAGTTAGTTACTAAAACAGTTTGACCATCTACTTTTGTTACCACATTAGATGCAGCTGAAGGTGGACCTTCTTCTCCAAACGGAGTTACATAGGTATACACATAAGCAGTGCTGTATTTAATTTGAGTACCATCATCTGTACCAGTAGGAGTCTGAGCTACTGGTGTCTTCGCAGGAGCTTCAAGGCCCAATCTAAAAGAACCACGTGGGTATGCACCAGAACCAGTAGTAATCTCTGTAGAACTTGCCATACGGGGGAAAGTTTGGCCTGTCCAATACAAACGATCAAAAGCATCATCTGCGATTGCTCCGGGGACTACATTTACATCATCAGAAAACTCAAGATTATAATCAGTGCCCCCAAACTTATATCTATAATAAGTTTGAACCTCGTTGCCAACTAAATCAATAGGTTCTCCATTAATACTTAAAGGTTTTAAATGACCCGACTCAAGATTAGCATTTCTAACAGTCTGTGCCATATCTTCTTTAAGTAGGCGATTATTTATTTTTGGCGCCATACCCTTGAATGTTTTTAACTTAAAGTACACTCTTAGTCGTCCCCTCTGGCTACTTTCTTTTGCTTTTCAAAAGTCCTGAGTCCAGCCATGCCGAGCATCGCCATAAGTATGGTAGACAATTGAGTAAAATCAAACTCCGGCATATCTACTTGTACACCAGCTAGCGCAGCAATCCACTCACCAACAGGTAGGATTATAAAATGTACCATCATTGCGACTGAGCAACCCCAGCCTACAGACGGGCGCCAGCCCGCTACAAACCAGTTTTTACTGGCTGCTTCGATTTTATTTACTTCAATCTGTGAAAGATTAGCAGTTTGTAATTGTGTCTTGAGTTCATGCTCAAGTTTCATTTTTAGGTTTTTGTCAGCAACAAATTTATTTAATATGTTACCTGCTATACCTACTACTGAGTTTGTTATTGGATCCGCCATAAATACCTCCTATGTGCGTAAAAAAT